GTACCGCTGGCCGTCTTCACGTTCACTTCTTCGATCAGCGGGCCAGCCGCGCGTCCGATGTAGCTCGAAAACTCCATCGCTTGCCCAGCCGCGAGACGCATGTACGCGGCACCATGGAGCGCCGGAACATTCACGAGCAACGCCACCGCGCTCGTTTCCTCGCAGATCACAACTACACTGCGAACTCCGGGGCCGTCAGATCCCGGAACTGTGGCCTTTGCTGTTGCGAACGCCGCTGCCGGGGTTGTGGTGGCTGACTGACCTGTGCTAGCTCGTGCCATTGCATCTGCCCCTGAGCGCAGCGCCGAACGTCGGCGAGCATTCGCTCTAAGTTCGTTTGCGAAGGCACAATCCCGCGCGTCTTTGTGGCCCGGCAACCGAGCCGGACCTCCGCTGCCCGTGTCAGTTTCGCGTTCAGCCCGCGCAGCGTCCCGTGCCGGATGAAATACAAGAGCACGCCGCGCACCACGTCCGGAGCATTCAGCAGCATCGAACGCAGCCGCAGCTCGTGCGAAGGCGAAAGGGCTGGTTTGTCGCTCTCGATCTTGTCGAGCGAATCAGATGCCGACGCCCGCACCGTTGCGCCCTGACCGTACCGGCCATGCTTCCGCTTCTGGTCGATCGACCTCCGATGGATCGCCGTCCGCACCGTGCTCCGAAACTTCGCGGCGCTCCCCTGACCGAACTTGTGCATTACCTCGTTCGCGGCAAGCCACGCCTCGCCCCTGGCCTCGGGCTTCATGTTGGCGCGCGTAACTTCTTCGAGCACGATGGCCGATCTAGCATCCATGCTGAGAACTCCCATGCGCGGAGGTTATCCGGCATTGTCCCCAATTTGAGCGATTACTAATCGCAAGCCCATCTCCAGTGCATCCGGCCCGTCGTCGTGTTCGCCCCCGGGGAACTCGCGCAACTGATCGAACAGCATCCGCGTCCCCTTGCTGTGCCGCTTGAAGCGGAACCGACGCTGCGACAGGTACGGCCCGCACCGGCGAATGCGCGTCCCCTTCGATGCGTCGGGCTTGATGCCGACGACCGGGATGAGCAGTTTCATCGCCCGCGCCTGCCGGTCGATCTCGGCCCCTACCCATTGCTGGAACGCGACATCTTCGGTGCCGATCAGGTTGGCGAGAACCGCTTGCTGCTGCTGAATGGCATCCGCCGCGATCTTGTCCACCGGCCTCCGGGCAAGGTCGGCGTCGATGTAGACCATGCCGTCTTCGCCATAGCCGACGGTGACGATCGCCGAATAGTCGCCCCGCTTCGCATCCTTGCCGGTGCTCGGGTCGATCGCAACCACGCGGCAGACGGTTTGCGGCCACTCGTCAAACCAGAGATCGTCGCCCTCAAAGACCGAATCGGGCCACTCGACCGAATCGACGCTGATCGGGTTTGCCTGCCGCTCCCGCTCGAATGCGATGTGGCCTTCCGACGCCCGCTCGACCATGAGCGTGTACAGCCCCACGCGATCGGGCCAGAGCACTTCGGCGCCCTGGTGCATGGCTTCCCGGTTCGCCTCATAGAACGCGAGGGCTTTGGCTTCACGCTCGATGTCCGAGCCGTTGGTGAGGATCGACTCCCATTCGCCCCACAGATCCATCCGATCGGGCCAGTTGACGATCGAGCGGAACGTGTGCCCCTGCCAGTTCGGGCGCTTCTCGAGCTTGCAGACCACGCAATCCCGGTGAATCGCGTTGCCCGCCACAAACACGTTGCAGCGGGGATCGCCCGCCTTCATCAGTTCGCCGTTGAACCACGTCTCGGTTCGCTCCCGAAGCCGTGGGGACCACAGGTGTTTATCGCCCTGAGCGTCGTCGCAAACGATCTTGGTCGGGCGCTTGTCCCGGTTGCGCGAACCCCGAAGGCTCTTGCCCGTGCCCAGACATTCGACGACCACGCCATTCCGCAGCCGGAGTTTGTCCTGCTGCCAGACCGGGCCAACGCCCGTCGCGTGCGGGTACAGGGCCGCCAGAATCTCGTTGGTTTCCAGTTCCTCGCGGATCGGGTACAGCAGCTTCTCGGCAAGGTCCGCTGTCTCGGACGCGATCAGGGTGTATTCCTCAACGCCTTCAACGGCATCGCGGAGCACGCCGGCGAGCGAGAGGAGTACCGACTTGCCCGTATCGCGCGGCCCGGCGTATGCGAACCGCCCACCACGCTCGCCCCGCGCCTTGTCCGCGTCGGCTGCGATCTGCCGGTGCAGATCGTTGAACGCAAGGGCCGCGTACTTCGGGAGCACAAGCCGAGTCCAGTCCAGCAGCCCGAGCGTGCGGGGGTCCGGCATCGGGGGCATCGCCGCGATCCGCAGACGCCCGGCAAGTTTCGCCTTTGACGACTTCGCGCGTGCGTCCACCCAAGCGGAAAGGTTCACGGCGTCTCTGCCTTCGCGGGGGCCTGCGGTGTCGGCTCCATGCCCGGCTCGGTCTGGTTCGTCTCGCGGCCTTCGGCTTCCTCGATGGCCCGCATCCGCAGTTCCAGGTCGTCGCTGTGCAGGTGGTCGCGTGACAGCCGAATCACTTCCGCCGCTGCCTGAGTGCGAGCGCCGGGCGAAGCCTCTTCGTTATCCATGACCGATTCGAGGGTTCTCCACGCCTTTGAGATCAGGCCCATCGCCTGAGCAACGCCCATGCGGAACATTTCCCGCCGGGCCTCAAGGAACATCTCGCGCACAATCGGATTTCTGGATAGGCGATAGCCCGCACCCTGTTCGATGCCGAGCGCCTTCGATGCCGCGAGAACGCTGCCCTCCTTCACGAGAGCACGAACAAACTCGGCGTGTCGCATCTCGTCAGGTGGGCGACCGGCACCCCCGGGGGTTGGTTGCCTCTTCGCCACATCCCAAGTTCGTTTCCCCCTCGCCCTTTACGCGCTGCCTTGCGATTGTGGAAACTGGCAAAGCGGCTGGCGGGTGAATACAAGAGTGGAAACGTCAGGGATGATTCGTCGGAAACTTTGAAGCCCGAGTCTGCCGGATGCCCCTGATGCAGACGATCCGGTCGGACTGGCTCAGCGGCGACTTCCACGCACTGAGTCCCTGCCGGTGCAGGTGCGAGTAAACCTCTCGATCAGCCGCTTCGATCAGTTGCTCGTCGGTCCAAGATTCGATCCCGTCGTCGGCCTCAATGTCGTCAGCGAACGACCCCAGCGGAGCCAGGTTCGGCTGCTCTGCTCGGCGCTTCAGGTACAAAGCGTTGATTTCTGCGAACATCGCGTCAAGAAACTTTCGGGCAGGAGATGGGGGGCGATTGACCTTGTGCACAAGGCCGAAGTGTGTTTCTCGGACTGTCTGGTCGTCCCTCATGCCGCCAACGCTGGCGACGGTTCGCTTCTTCGTGCTTGGAAGATGTGACTTCTTGCCGATGTCGCCGGACTTGCTCACGCCGCCTCCAGTGCCAGATTGTTGGCCTTCGCCCGGATCTCGACCTCGAGCAGTTCCAGCGTCATCGCCCAGTCTTGGCCGGGGGTGATTCCAGCCAGCTCGAAGCGCCCGCCCCATTCGATGCCTTGCATGTTGTGTTTCGCGGCCTCGCAGCGGCGGCACGCCTCGAACGCGATCGCGTGGCTGGGGCGTTGCATACAGCGGCCGATCTGCGGGAAGGAAAGTCCGGTCATTCGCCGCGCGAGGTAGGCGACTGTGGACCGTGCGAGAATCGCGTCGTCGCTCCGGCCGTGGCCGTGAAACTCCGCAAGCGACAGGCTGAGACGGGTGAGGACGACTTCGCGGATGAGTTCGTAGAGAACCTGGCTCATGCGGCCTCCCTTCGCCGTTCGATTTCGTCGATGATTTCTCGCGGCGGATGCCCGATGATCGCGTCATCGGTGCAGGTTGCAAAGATCGGAGTCTTCCGTCTGAGTTCTGCCAGCAATACGGACGCCTCGGGAGGGTGTGAGCGGAGCCATTCGGACGCGAGCGCCCTGCGTGGATCGTCGGCCTTGACCGTGATTCCCGGCAGTTCGTCGTTCCAGCCTTCGGCATTAAGCCATGTTGCCGGGTAGGGAATCCACTTGCCGCCGTCTTTGGTCCAGTCGGGGGATGCCTTGGCAGCGGACAGAGCGGCCATGATGCGTTCGGTGATCTTGCCGCAGCCCTTGACCTTCCACGCTTTCGCGGCGGACCCTTTGCTTTTCTTTCGGGGGTAGGCGGTCCAGAAGTCATCGAACGGACTTCGCTCCGGCTCTGCCGGAGTGTCTTTATATATTCTCTTCTCTTCTCTGCTAGACGATGCTGTAGGCGCGGGAGTGTCTACAGGAGCGTCTACATTCTCACGCCAATTCTTCTGTCGTTTTGTCTTTCCGGCCCGCAATTTAGCCGATTTTCCGTTGTGGCGCTCAAAGTCGGGAAGCCGTACCCCTTCGGCGGTTTCTTCCATCCATCCGACTGATTTGAGCGCGTTTGAGAATCCGGGTAGACACACCTTGGCGTCAATGATGTCTACAGAAGCGCCTACAACATTGCCGTCAACCGTCTCGGTGTCGGCGTACTCCCAAAGTTCCATGCAGGCAAGCGCAACGACCCCACGGTGGACGTTGAGCATCCGCGCAACCGTCAGCACTTCGCTACGGAAGCCCAGACCCTTGACCCATTTGATCCAGTCACCAGCCATTCGCGACCTCCGCGAGATGCTCGAAACGCCCTCGGGGTGCGTTCCACTTCAGTTTCGCCACGCCGGTCGGCCCGTTGCGTTGCTTGGCGACGATGACCTCGGCCATCCCGATCTTGTCGCGATTCGTGTCCAGCCAAGCCATGTCGCCCGCGTGGTAGTAGTCTTCCCGGTGCAGCAGCAGGACGACATCCGCGTCCTGTTCGATGCTCCCAGAGTCCCGTAGATCGCTCATGCGGGGCCGGTTGTCGGAACGGCTCTCGACCGCCCGGTTCAACTGCGAAAGGCACACGACCGGCACCTGCAACTCGGAGGCCATCGCCTTGATCGCCCGGCTCAGATCCGAGACTTCGACGTTTCGATTCTCCCGCCGGCCCGTGGTGTTGATGAGTTGCAGGTAGTCGATGACAACCAGAACGAGCGTTGACCGCTTGGCGAGCCTGCGGGCCTTGGCGCGGATGCCGGTGACGGTTGCCCCGCCGTTGTCGTCAATCACGATCCGGCGCTTGCTGACGGAATCGAGCGCCCCCAGCACCTTGCGATATTCGTCGCCTTCAGCTTGGTTGTCCTGGATGCGGGAAAACTCCACGCCCGAATCCATCGCGAGCATCCGATCGGTCAGGGCCGCGCCGGACATTTCGAGGGAGAAGATCGCCACGGTTTCAGATGTCGCGTCGGCCACGTTCATTGCGATGCAGGTCGAAAGGGCGGTCTTCCCCATCGACGGACGCGCCGCGAGAATGATGACTTCGCCCGGGCGGAATCTGGGAATGAGCGTGTCGAGTTCGTGGAAGCCGGACGGAACGCCTCGGGGCGGTTCGTTCCGGTCCATCGCGTCGATGCGGGCCTTCGCCAGCGTTGCCACGTCTCTAGTGGTGTCGCGGTCGGATCGCTCGGTGAGCGTGAAGAGTGCCGCCATTGCATCGTCGGCAACTGCGGCCACGGACGATTCATTCAGGGGCGAACGGTTCGCGGCCCCGTGCTGCATCCGCTGGCCAAGCATATCTATTTCGCGGAGGCGGTAGGCCGCTGCAACTGTTTTAGCGTGTGCGTACGCGATTTGGGATGACCCGGCCCGCTGCTGAAGCTTGCCCAGATACTCGAAAACGCTTGTGTTGATGGTTTCCGAAACCGCGTCCCGATCAGCCGGCGACATCGCGGAAATCAGTTGCACGGTGTCAGGCGCTTCCGACGTTTCCGCCAGCCGCAGCATCGCGTTGTAGATCGTCTGGTGATTCGCGGCGTAGAAGTATGCGCCGGACGGGACAAGATCAACGACTTCATCGAGCGCCGCGAAGTCGCAGAGGATCGCGCCCAGCAGCATCATTTCGGCTTCAAGCGAATAGCGTGGTTCATTCATGTTCGCACCTCGGGGAAGAGTGCGGCCTTTGCCTGTTCAATTGACGCCCCGGCTTCGCTCATCTTGGCATCGACGTACGCGAATCCGCCACGATTGACAAAGGTTCCGCGATCAACCGACAAGGCGTAGATCAGCGCTTGGCGAAAGAGCGGAGCAGAGTTGTATCGGGCTGCAATTGTGGAAAGAACATCCCACTCTGTGCCCGCATTTTTCTTGGCGATTGCGTCCTGCATAGTCGCATCCTTGAGATGAACAAGATACCCGTGCCGGAATGAAAAGAGCGTTATTTTTCTGACGATTGTGCAGATTTGTTATCCACAATCACGGCGAGCGTTTTGGCGGTTGCGCGTTTCGGTTTGACGGCTGCAAACACGGGCGCGTGCGTTGTCAGTCCGCAGGCTCGCGCGATCGCGGCGATTGACGGGCGCTCTGGTTCTTTGTGCATCGCCCGCCAAAGTTTCGCCCGCTTCGCTGGCCGTCCGTCGCACTTGAGCAGGAACCCGCACCCGTCGCATCGGTCGGAACGCTCAAAGAGAGACGCGTTCATTCCGAGCGCGAGCATGATGCGATCACGAACGGCTACAGCGGTACGGTCTTTGGCTCTCAGAAACTGTTCTGCTACCGGCAAGGTCGTTTGGCGATACATCGGATATGTCGCGTTATCGCTTGCCGCCCGGAATTGAGCTTCGGTCATGCTACCTCCGCGAAAAGTGATTGCTTCTTGACAGTTTCCTTTGCATCCAGCCCGCGCTGGCAATTGAGCAATGCCGCCCGGTAGTACTCGTCTTTCAGTTCGCACCCATAGAACCGGCGTCCGAGTTTCAGGGCTGTGAACCCTTCCGATCCGATGCCCGCAAACGGAGAGAACACCAGCTCGCCCGGATTCGAGAACAGCCGCACGCACCGCTCGATCACTTCCAATTGCAGCGGGCAAATGTGCTTCGTGTCTTTCTCGCCACGGCCTTCGGCTACGTTCAGCGTGTCGGTTTCTCGGATGTCGTCCCAGTTGCCTTCCGCCCACTTGATCCAGTCGTTTCGGCTGATCTGGTCTTTGGTATTGATCGCGACAGCGTTCTCGCCCGGTGCGCGGAACTTGATGAGGTAGTCATTCAGCGTGCCGCGCGTCTTTGCCCGGTCGCTTTCCAGCCCGGAGAATTGCAACTCACGCGACTTCGTTCGGATCGCCTGTGACTGCGGATTCTTTCTGACCATCCAGTCATATTCATACACCAGCCCGGCGCGTTCACCGATGCGGATGTTCATTCCGCGAAAGTCATGGAGGCCGACTTCGCCTGTGCGTTTCATGCGGGGGATCTGCATGACGTGGACAATCGCCACGCGGCCTGGCTTGAGAACGCGGGCCAACTGCCGGAAGAAAAACGACAGATGCAAACGCGCCTCGGTTCGGATGTTCTCGGAGTTGCCGATGTCGGCTGGCGACGATGTGTAGGCGTACATCGCGGGGAACGGGGGCGAGAACACCGACATATCCACAGACGCCGGGGGCATCGAGGCCATGTGGGGAATGCAATCGCCGTGGTAAACGTGGAATGGATCACTTGGCAGCGTGTTCACGGAAAATCCTCTCTTGTGCTTCGGTGTCGGATTGAACCCGATCGGCCTTCTTCAGAACGGTCTGAACCATCGGCCATTCGAGTTCGGTAACGGGGATGTGGACGTTGAGCGGCTTTGTTGAGCCGTAGCGATTCGACCGCTTCACGGCTTGGTAGTACTCTTCATACGAATCTTGCAGCGTGCTGAATACCTGCCGCGTTGCAATTTGCAGGTTCAAGCCGAACCCGAGAATCTTCGGCTTGGTGACGATGCACTTGATCGTGCCCGCCTTGAAGTCGTTGATGATTTGCAGTCGCTCATCTTCGGGCGTGCTTCCGTCGATGCTGGCCGAACCCTTGATCGCCTTGTGAACGGCTTCCTGCTCGGCGTTGTACTTGCACCAAACGATCGTGCTTTCGGTGGGCCAAGACTTCACGAGGTCGGACAGGGCCTTGAGTTTGCCGGAGGGGATTTCTTTTCCATCGTGGAACCCCTTTCCGATGCGAGCAATCTTGGATCGCGTTCCGATTCCGCCCGATTCGAGAACGAACAGATCGCCGGTCACAGACTGCGCCGCGTCCCGTTGCTCGTCGCTGAGTTTCACGTTCTGAATGTGAACGTGGATAGGGGGCAGAACGCCGCCGCCCTCTTTCCATCCGTATGTCGCCGGGTTGGAAAGGAAGATGCACCAATCGGACAAGGCGCGATAGAAGGGGCCAAGCGCCCACGGCTTCAACTCCCAGCGATCTTGTGTCTGCCCGCGATTGACAAAGAACCGGGCGAGGAATGAATTGACGTTCGGGAAGGCATCGAGGAACACGGCATGGTTCGCGTACTCGATGCGATCGTTTGGCGCAGGCGTCCCGGTCAGGCAGAGCTTGTAAGGCACTCCGCGCCCCATCTCGATCAGGCGCGAACCCCACGCCCCATAGTGACTCTTGAGCATCGACGACTCATCGAGGATCAGGCCGGAGAGTTCGGACGCGGGAAGGTCGTCAGTGATCGCGTCATAGTTCGTGATCGCAATTCCGTACCCCGACCTGAGCCATTCGGGGAGTTGATGCGCACGCACGCGGGAAATCGTCATGCCGTGTCCGTAGAACTTCGCGGCCTCTGCAATGGTTTGTTCCACAACCATGAGCGGGGCGACCACGAGAACCCGCCCACCGAGTTCTGCGTGAACGTGCCGGGCAAACTCCAATTGGATCAGGGTCTTTCCGAGTCCGCAGTCGGCGAACGCGGCAAACTTCCGCTTGCGAATCGCCATTGCAGCGATGTCGCGTTGATAATCGAACATGCCCGCGAGCGGCTTGTATTCCTTCGATGCCTTCGCCTTGAGCTTGATTCCGAGTTGCTTCGCGTACTCATCGGGAACGCTGGCGAACCCACCCGAGAATGAGTACCGAGGAAGAGATTTGATCCGCAGGAATCGGTCATAGTCGGCCAAGCTGCGCGTGTCGATTGCTAGTTTCAAGCGTGCCTCCCCTGCGCCTTCGCGTTTTCTTCCCTTCGCTTGCTGAGTTCCTTCACGCCTGCCGGTACGTTGTGCCAGCGTGAACCCTGCCAGCTTCCGAAGCCGGAACCTTCGGGGCCGGGGACGTGTTCCCAGCAGGTTTTGCCGCCGTCGCGTGCGGGTTCATTGCAGCCGTCGTGAGAACACTTCTTCATGTTTCCTCCACTGATTCGATGGTCACTGAACACCCGGCCCCCATCGCGTACCTCTTCCTGTTGACCTGTTGAACCACCTGCGAGTCATCGTGCCACGCGATGCCCTTGAGTGCGTCCTCAACGGCGCGAACCATCTTCGTAACGTCCGGCTTCGACGTGTGCCACGCCGGAGCGTTCTTTCGCAGCGGGTTTTCTCGATTGCCCGCGACGTGGTGCTGTTTCGGACGCGGCATATGGAACGAGAGGTAGAGGCGCACGGGTCCGCCCAACGGCTTGACCTGTGCTTGCAGCGCAAACGCCTGCACCGATGCCCGCCAAGCGTCCTTGCGCTTGCATGATTCAGTCATGCGAACGCCGATTGATCCGTCGCCCCTTGCGAACCCAAACCCGCTCTTACTCCCGGCAGTACCCGGAAGCCCCGGAACAAAGAATTGGTATTTCATACCCCCTCCAGCATCTTCACGGCGTCTTCGAGGGTGCGTGGTGGATAGCGCTCTGTCTGCCAGAAGAACTTTCCGAAGTCGGACTTGAACACGGGCGAGTTGCGATCTGTCCACGCTTTGATGGCGTGGGGCAAGATAGCAGCGAGAACAAGGGCTTGTCCGCAATCGTCCGCGACAGTTTGAACGTCTCGCGCTGCCTGAAAAGCCCATCCGTGCTTTGTCAACGTAAGGGCGCGCTGATTGCGTCTCGGTCTTAACTCCGGCCACTTCGCGAATATCGCCTCGCAGCGGTCATCCAGACTACTCGCCTTCGGAGATAAAGCGGGTGGCGGCGGCGTAACCGGCTTTGTAGCCGCGCGCATATCCGGCCCAATGCCCGATCCACGATCCGATGATGTACGAGACGACTGCCCATACTGCTGCGAGCATGTGTTTTCCTTTGCTATGCGGTGGCCTGCGATGAGAAGGCTGCGAGTGATTTCCGCTTCACGCCGAATAATCGGGCGTCCGAAATAGAGAAGCGTCAAGTGGTTGACCTGTTCCTCCGTAGGTTCCCACTCCTCCCCGTGGCTAGTCGCGGGAGCGGGCTTGTTCTCGTTGATGACTTCGGTGGCGACGGCGCGGATTGCGGCGTAAAGGTCGTCGGATGGCGTGGTGCCAGCCATCGTGACTATGCCGCGAACAAACCTGTGAACCTGTTCTCTCGCGTTCATGGGGTGTCCTTTGGGGCGGGGATGGCATCGCCGTCAATCTTGATGATTTGAATGCGTCGGCATCCTCTCTGGATGCACTTCGCGGCCTCGTTGGTGGCCTCAATAGCGCTTTGGTGCGGGAACATGGAAGTGCGAATGACCCACCCCGTCGGACGCCATGCGGAACCGTCGCCAACGACCCACTCTTGCCATCGGACGATCCACAGTGTCGGGATCGGCGGAAGCGGCGGTCGCGTGTCGATCGACTCGGGCAGGAGTGTGATTTCAGGCTCCATTTGCTCCCCCCTTCGCGTCTGCGTCGTGCGTGCGGGAGTGCTGTTCGACACACTTCCACTTCAACAAACGAACCACCTTCCGAACGGTGCTTTCGGCTACTCCGTATGAAGCGGCGAGTTGTCGCATTAACTCTCCAGACGCATACCGACGCCTGATTTCACGAACCTTTTCTTCGGTGAGTTTCGCTGTCCCGTTTCTTTCTCCAAACGTGTGAAGCCCAAGCTTCATTGCATGAATCGTGTTCTCCCTGCGGGTACACCACTCAAGGTTCGAGAGTGCGTTATTGGCCTTGTTCCCGTCTATGTGATTTACGTGCGGCTTATCTTCCGGGTTTTCAAGGAAGGCCGCTGCAACCAGGCGATGGGCCAGAAATGATTTCTTGGTTCGACCTGCGCCGCGAAGTGAAACCACGTGATACCCAGCCTTGTTGTAAACACCCGCCATGCTCCTTCCAGAAACCCGTCCGGGCGCACAGGATCTTCGTCGCACGTTTCCTAAGTCGCTTACTTCATAGAACTCGTTCACGGAGACGGTTCTCCACTCTTCCGGGTGCTTGTCGAGTACGGCGGCGAGTCTCTGATTCAGGTTCGTTTCCATTTCATCCTTTCGACGGCGGGGAGGGGTCAATCGACGTTGCGCCAGCCCGAGTCAGATACCCAAGCCTTCTTCGCGCCGTCTTTCAGATACACGATGTCGCTGTGCGGCTTCGCGTCCTCGTCGGTACAAACGTCGATGCGATCGAACAGTGTGCCTTTGTTCAGGACGGTGATCTGCCAGATTGCTTGATTGCCGGGCTTGCCGTACTGAACGTCCAGAACGGTCCCGTCGTTGATGCAAACCATCGTGCCGGATTCGTCGCCGTCTTCCTTGCTGCGACCGCCGGAAGACTCTCCGCGCACGTCGCCCTCAAACTCGATCAGGTCGTCACTTGCTCCATAAATCTTCGTAGCCATCTTCTTCAACCCTTCTGCGGCGTTGCCGCGTTGGTGGTGCGGGAGGCGCGGTAGGCGGCGAGTGCTACCGGTCGTGACTTGCTGAATTGCGCGAGTTCTTTCAGGGCGGGCAATGCGCCGTGTCGCACGTCCTTGAATCGCAGCCCGTCGTATCCAAACTCCCGCATCGCGCCATCGCAGACGAGTTTGCATTCGTCGTACACGTTTCCGCAGGTGTTCTTGAGTTTGTCGTTCTCTTCCCTCAACCTCGCGAGTTCGGATTCGAGGTCGGCAATGCGGAGTGCCAGTTTCGTTGCGATGGGCTGTTCCTGTGTCTCGCTCATGGGCGCGGCTCCTTCGCGGAGAGGGCGGCTTCGCGGGTGGAGTACAAACTGTGCGCGGTCGCCTCTCCAATTCCTGAAATCGTCACCCATCGGAAGCGTTGTGTTTCGCATTCGCCACGGTCAACTGAGAGAACAACCCAGCCCTCGAACGGTTCGCCGTCGATCAGGTCGGTGTCGGCAAGCCTCCACGCTCTCGCGCCGGGAGTTAGGACCACGCCGTCAGCGGAGATTGCAAGTCCGTGTCCTTCCACCCTCCGCACCTGCCCCGAAGAGTCGAGGATGTTGGAGGCTTCTGGTGCGATCTTGGCGGCGCGGCCCTTGCCGATGAGCCGTAGACCTTGATCGTGCAGGCGGTTGTGCCACACGTTGAACGCGCCTTGGATTTCGGTCAGGCATACATCGAGCGGGTCGCCCGAGTCGCATCCTGATCCGTCGCGCTCATCGTCTTCGGCGTACACAACGTCGTCGATTGCGTCCTGCCAACGCTTCGCTTCGGCTTCCTCCCCCTCCCTGCGTGCGTCGGCGAGGGCGGCAAGAAGTTCATCCTGCTCGTCTACGGCAAGTCGATGCCACCAGACTTTGGCGCGTAGTCCGTAGAACCTATCTGCCACATCGCACGCGGG